AAACAGTGTGCCCAAAGCACAAAACATATTATTGAAGATATTACCTACTTTTTTCTATATCGTAGCAATATGTGCAAGCAGCACACATTGTATCTTTTTTTCAAGTTCGTCTTCTTTACCTGCACGAACTTTTTGTTCTAGATTTCTTCTTTCTTCTTCCTTTTCACCTGTTAGTCTTTGTTGTTCTAGTACTCCATCTTGTTTAATAATATTATTGATACTGGTTAAACCAGTAGTCAGAATAGAAACTTTTACACGAATGGTATCAATCTGATCCTGAAGTTCTGTAATCTTCTGAGATTGTGCGACAACCAAAGCAGAACTATCATCAGTTCTTTTAACTAAAGCACCGCCACCACCTAAAATACTACTAGGTGCCGCTGTTCGTCTAAAAAGTGCCTTGCGCTGTTCTGAAGACAAGGGAGATCCTGTAATCGGATTGATTCCTCTTTGTGCGATTGCTACAGGATCTTCGTTCTCCATTTAACTTTTTATTCCTTGTTTTAAGTTTTCTTCTTCAATATATTGTGAAAGAAGCGAAATATAAACCTCTCTCTCCCAAGGGATAAGATTTTCTAGTTCAGTCAAAGAGTATTTATGATGCTGTATGAGTTGGAATGTAGTTTTATAATATGACTCCAACGATGTGTGAGCCATTCCTAGGCGAAAAAAGATGTTAGACCCTCTAATACGACCTCACTTTCCACTTCAGTATTTGGATTCTTAAGTTTAAGAGTATGAGATAGTTTAGGCATCGTCCCAAAGAAAGATTCGATCTGCTTAAACTGATTTGTAGTGAGTTGTTCTAGAAAATCAATAAGTTCTTTTTTCGTACAATCAGATGAGGACCAGGATTCTTCCTCATTATAAATCTGTTCGATACAAGCACAGATCATATCAAAAGTATCATCAACACTCGTATTCATATTATCACTAAAGTTATTTTTAATAAACTCTTTCATCGATGGATACTTCATTCGTATAGTTAGATTTTCATCTAGTTTAATATCTCTAGAATGTTTTTCATCTATAGTTACATTAATATCATCTAGATTGATACTTACCGGAACTTGAGTTGTTCCATCGTCAGGACAAGTAATCAAAACATCAACAGTTTCTCCAACAGATTTTCCACGAATATTCAAGAATAAGTATTCAATATCAAAAGTTGCTAGATTATCTATCTTAATACCTTTTGTAAGAATACAATTTGAGATTACTGTTTTAACTGCATTTGCGATCTGTTTCGTATCTTCGCTTTCCATAGCGATGATAAGAATCTTTTCTTCTTTAACTAGAAAAGGTCTATATCTAATGTTCTTTTTTAATGACGGAATCTCCAGTTCATATACTGGCGTAGCAATTTTTGGCAAAACCATTTTTTAAATTCAAATCAATATTTGTTTTATTTATCAGTTTACTTCAACTCTCAATTTTATATCAATCCCCCTCGACTTTTGATATTTTGTTAAGGGACCTGCAGTAGTTATGTAATTAGTTACAAGACATTTCCATTTTTTGGAATTTAGTGTTTTGATTTGTTTCCTCCCCAACTCTTGAATATGACCTGTTTCTATATTTTTTGCTCCACCTATGCTACCATATTTTCTTCTTTCTTCTACAGTAAAACTATGTATTCCAGTTTTATTTTTGTATGCAGCATTACCAGAATTTTTGCCTCCTTTACTTCTCGCATTATTTTTTTCATCTTCATTCATACCAAAAAATCCCAATTTGTTTTCACGACATAATTTTCCATATTTTTTACCTAGTTTTTGTATATGTCCTGTTTCAATATTATGTTCCCCCAATTTTTTACCATTTTCCTGCCTTATTTCTAAAGAATATATACCAATTTTTAGTCTCTTTTGTGTCTCTCTTCCTTTATCACCATCTATTTTTATTTGATCTTTGGTTCTAGAATGTATTCCTAATTTATTTTTAACCAATATACTAGCACCTTTTTTACACATTTCTAAAGATATTATTCCTCCACAATTTTCATTTAAACAATATGGATCATTAAGAAAAGGTTTTATTAACCTATTTTCGACAAGATTCGCTTCTTCTCTTGTATTAAAATATTCTAATATTTGTTTTTTTGGAGTGTAAAATTTCCAATACCATTTGTGTGTTACTGGAGACCCCATATAGTATCCATTATATTTTTTTTCTTTGTGACTACCGTAATAATAATAAGGAACTTCTTCAAAAGTAATCTTATAAGTGTAAATGCGTGGTTTCATAACTGCTCTTAAACTGGTGGTTATAATTATTTATACAAGAAAAGGAGCATTTCTGCTCCCATTCTTCCTGAAAAGAACCACCAGTTCAGGCATTAATATTTATAATATCCTATAATATTGTCAAGTAAACTTATTTATTCACTAAAGTTGATAGTATTTAATGCATTTCTATTTACTCCAAATGAAGTAGGATTCAGATTACTACTAGCTCTAAAAGCATCTTCTGCTGAAATAGGAGACACAAAAGGATCTCCCCGAAAAGCAGTAGAAACAAATGGATTTGGAGACTGATTACTTTGATTATTATTATTGTCCCGATTAAACTCATTTAGACTTAATGATTTTCCTGCAATATAACGATCATATTGAAAGATTGCATTCATTTTAAGAATCTCAGAACTGGCATATGATACTGGAATAGAAGCAATCTGAAAAGGAAATAGACCAATAAAGTTATACTGAATCTCTTGCCCGTAATCTCTATCAAACTTTACAATCTTTGTATAATCACATTTATAATATTCTGGATATTGCATTCGAGAGATATAATCCTTTCTATTTTGAGATACTGGTTGAAGAGCACTATCAATTGGATTACTAGAACCACTTGCAATAAACTCCATCCAAGTTTCCATAAACTTAATGGCATTATAGTTTCTATCTACATAAAAATCAAGTGATATTTCATTATATTGTCTGGTATGAGCGAACTTTTCAGTAATACCCATAAAGTTTCCAGTAATATTTGCAGTTGCCAACTGTGTTGTTGGAAGAACTGCAGAATGACACAGAAGACCAGCATCTTCTGCAATAAATCTAGAACTGATACCTTTTCGACTAAGATATGATGTGAGTGTAGGGTGCAAACCTCCAAACGATACCTCATAGTGAGAGGTTTGCGCTAGATTTGTAAAGAGAGGCTTAAAATCTGATATTCTGCGCTTAATAGGCACACTAAATACCTTTTATAGGGTTAATACTAGAAGTATTTAGATGTCTTATAAAGGAAAATATAAAGTTAAAAATCCGCAGAAATATAAGGGAGATCCGACAAATATCTGCTGGAGATCTTTATGGGAAAGAAAGTATATGAAATATCTTGATGGTAATAGTAATATATTGGAATGGTCGAGTGAGGAGTTTTTTATTTGGTATAAATCTCCGGTGGATAATAAAAAACATAGATATTTTCCAGACTTCTATGTAAAAGAACAATATCCTGATGGAACTATCAAAAAATACTTAGTCGAGATTAAACCCAAAAAACAAACAGAACCTCCGACAAAACCGAAGAGACAAACCAAAAGATACATTAGCGAAGTTTATGAGTATGCTAAGAATCAATCAAAATGGGAAGCAGCAAAAGAATGGTGTTTAGATCGGGGATATGGATTTGTTATTCTAACAGAAAAAGAACTTAACATTAAACCTTAAATGGCAATCACAGGATACGAGAAACCCAGATTAGAAGACTATACTCTTGAAGAACTCAAGACAATCGCTGCTTCTTATACGATTATTCATAGTTTCACAAAGAGCGGACAGTCTAGTTTTGCGTATAGTCGCTTAACAAAAAGTCAGTTGGTTTCTTTGATCCGAAATGATGATGACTATAAAGATGCAAATCCGAAAGATTTTAGAGAAAGATCAGAAAAAATCAGGAATAGAATCAGACCTATCATAGAAGATCTGCGAAGAGTTTCAAGTCCTGATAAAAAAATGAATATGATAATAGAAGCAATCGAGAATACAAATCGTGGAATGTTTCCAGAAGCGGGAAAATATTATACCTACATTTATTATGCCAAAACACCTAAGTTAGTTTATGATAGATATCCTTTGATTAAAGCAGGAGATTTATTACCAAAAGGATTTAGAGGATTCAACTATCACTTGGATAAAATAAGACAATACAATACAATAGATGGTGATCGTCTTGTGACTGGATTGTATGAGATTAGTCTTGCTGAGTTTGATTTATTGCGAAGAGTTGCATATCAAAAGATAATCAAAAACCCATAAATAGTTAAAAAAATATATGGCAGTACAGAATCTAAGATACCCATTTAAGAATATCGATAAGTCTGATGATTATCTGAAAATCGATATTCTTGAGTATATACCACCAGGATTGAATACCACACTAACTACCTTTGCTCAGCCAAGTTCTGATACTGCTGGATATGGAACTAAAGAAATCAAAGGTTCTGTGATTCTTCCTATTCCAGAAGGTATTTCAGATTCTAATCTAGCTTCTTGGTCTGAAGGTTCTATGGGACCTTTGGCTACTGTTGCTATGGGTGCCTCAAAAGAAATGATTGCTAGCCAGAATCTTTTCAGTCAAGCAATAGACACTATTGGTAATGTTATTCAAGCTGGAGCAAATGCGGCAAAAACTGCTACGGGACAGAGTGCAGTACAAACTTTTTTTGCATCACAAATAGCACAAAAAATTGTAGGGGCAGGAGATCAAGATTTATTTCGTACTGCCTTAGCAAGAGACACCGGAGCAGTATTTAACGAGAATATTGAACTTTTATTTAATAATGTTGCACTTAGACCTGGATTTCAGTTTCAGTTTGATATGGTTCCTCGTTCCAAAAAAGAATCAGATCAAGTTAAAGAAATCATAAGACTCTTTAAGACTGAAATGGCAGCGAAAAAAGGTCTTGACTCAGGTGATGCCTCAGGTTTATTTCTCAAATCTCCAAGTGTCTTTAGACTTCAGTATATGAGTGGTGGGAAACCTCATCCATATCTTAATGTTTTTAAGATTTGTGCTCTTACTGGAATGACCGTGAACTATACAGGTTCTGGTACTTACGCAACATATTCTGATGCAACACCCGTTCATATGCAAATGGGGTTAATATTCCAAGAACTTACTCCAATTTATCGTGAAGATTATGTTGAAAATGATGGCAAGTTCAAGTTAACAGGAACTGGATACTAAAAAAATGACATATTTCCGCGAGTTACCCAATTTAGAGTATCAATCATTTTTATCAGATCAAAGATCTTCTAATGATTATTTGTTAGTTAAAAATATATTTCGTCGTGTTAAACTTCGTGATGATTTGCAAAATGTATTCACAGTCTTTAACAAATATCAAATCAAAGATGGTGAAAGACCTGATACTGTAGCAAAAGAAGTTTATGGAAGCACTCAGTATGATTGGATTGTATTAATAAGTGCTGGTATTATTAATGTAAGAAATGAATGGCCTCTTTCTGATAAACAAATATACGATTATGCTGAAGAAATATATGGAAACGAACTTAATGGTATTCATCATTATGAGACTAAAGAAGTTCGTGATTCTCTCGATAGACTAATATTTCCAAAAGGTAAAGTTGTTGATTCGGACTTTACGATTCCTGATCCTAATGTACCGACACAAACAATCAATCCTGTAATCGGCATTAGTAACTATGAATACGAAGTAAGAAAAAATAACGACAAAAGAGGCATCTATATTCTAAAACCACAATATTTGCAACAAGCGATTATCGACACAAGAAAAGAACTGATCTATGATCGTTCATCTCAATATGTAAATGATACTTTAATCAGAACGGAAAATACAAGAGTCTCAAACCCATAAAAAAGGGGAGGTTTCCCTCCCTTTATTATATTATAAGTCAGTCATCAGATGCTAACTTTGCGAAATATGACATCGGGTCAGAACTGTCTTCATCATCCTCATAAGATGCCTTTGTGGGAGAAAGACTATTCAGTTGACTACGAAGATCATCATCTAGTTCTTTCGCAGAACCACGATAGTTTTCTTCATTTTCAACTTCTTCATCAACGCGATAAGAACTCTTGGATCCCATAACAGCATTAAGACGCTTCTTCATTTCTTCATAAGACTTAAACTGATCGGGAGCAATAAACTCATTCAGAGAATACTGCTTCTTCCAGAGTGCTTCAAGAGCATCATCATCGTCTAGAAGAGCACCAGGAGCAGCAAACTCACTTGAATCATAGTTGCGATAACCAGCAACACTCTTTGCTTTCAGCTTGAAGTTTGCACCTTTCCAGAAGTCAAATGGATCGATTGCTTCCTCATCCTCAAACTCTGGTTGCATCGCAGCAGTAAGTTTGTCAAAGATTTTCTTGCCATACTTATAGAGGAACACCCGACCTTCGTTTTCAGGATTCGCAGGATCTTTGACAACATAGATATTGCTAATATAGGTCAGTTTGCGCTTTTGTTTGCGGGCAACTTCCTTATTTGCATCAACTCCAGAGTTCCATAGTTGCCCGTTATGTTCGCATACAGGGCACTTTTGATTGAGAGTAGT